GAGACCATTAGGAAGAGGTAATCCTAATGTGTCTCCTGACCTAAATAGAGGTAAAAAAACCTCTATGAAAGGAGACAATGTAAAGCCCTTTTCTATTGGTATTAAAGATATAGATGAGTCTATAATGTATTACTTTAAAAATGTTATTAAACCTTTTGTAATGCAAAATGGGCAAAGGATTGAAGTACCCGTTATGTACGGTAATCCTGAAAGATGGAAAGGGGTGCAAGCAGATGGATTTATTAGAGATAAAAGTGGTAAAATTATGTCACCACTTATTATGTTTAGAAGAAACACTATTACTAAAAATAGATCTGTTACTAATAAGTTAGATGCTAATGCTCCTTACAATTTAGAATACTTCCAAAAAAGGTATAATAAATCTAATTCTTATAGTAATTTTGATGTTTTAAATAACAGAAAACCTACTACTAAAAATTATGCAATTGTAGTTCCTGATTATGTAGATTTAGTTTATAGTTGTATAATCTACACTTATTATGTAGAACAATTAAATGGGATAATTGAAGCAATAAACTACTCCTCAGATTCATACTGGGGTGATCCTGAAAGATTCAAATTTAAAGCTACCATTGATTCATTTTCCACCCCAGTAGAAATGCCCGCAGGAGATATAAGATCAGTAAGAGCAAATTTTGATATAAATTTATATGGGTATATCATACCTAATATAATTCAAAAAGATTTAACTACAAACCCTGTAAGATTTTCTACAGGTCAAGTTATATTTAACAACGAAACAGTAAGTGGAAATGTTAATAATGTCCAACCTAAATCTTTCGACCCCTCTGATGGGTTGACAAACCCCGACGTATTTATTGGTAAATAAGTACTATGGAACAAATTAAGTTATTGCAAGAAGAAATTAACACTTTAAAAAGTTTACAAACCCGCCAATTAGACATCGCTTCTTCTTTAGGCAGAGTAGAATATAATCTCCAGTTACTAGAACTTCAAAAAGAAAAAATTATTGAAGATCTCGAAAACTTAAAAAAAGAAGAAGAAAAAGCGGGGGCAGAATTAAGTAAAAAATATGGAAATGGTTCTATTGATATTGATCAAGGAACATTTACTAAGGTAAATTAATTTTTAAGAAAAAATATAATATTTATTGTAAAAATAACGACACATCATGGCAGAACAAATAGTATCACCTGGCGTATTTACCCGAGAAAACGACCAGTCTTTAATTACATCCCAACCTGTTGAGGCAGGTTCGGCTCTTGTAGGCCCTACAGTTAAAGGTCCTGTTGGTATTCCTACAATAGTTACTTCATATAGTGACTTTAAAAATAAATTTGGATCTACAATTATAAGTGGAGGCGTAAATTATACTTACTTAACTTCTATTTCCGCATATAATTACTTTAACCAAGGAGGTGATACCTTATTAATTACTCGTGCCGTAAGTGGGTCTTTTACTTCTGCTACTTCTCCCATTACTAACGCTAATGTTGATGCTGCAGGAACTAAAGCTTCAACTGGGGTGCTAGCAGGCGTTACTAGTAGTATCACAGCAAGCAATGAAGGCATTAGATTAACAATTGATGGGGGTGTTACAAATTTCTTCTTTGTATCTAATTCTGCTGCCCAAGATGTCCCTTCATTAAACTTGTACTATTTTGATGGCTCAGCTACAGCCTTAGCTACTGAAATTAATACAAATGGTTCAACCTATTTCAGTGCAAGTACAGATGGAGGTAATATTACAATTTTTGACGCCGAAGCTGGAACAGGAGGCAACAGCTACCAACTCTTTTCAGGGTCATTATCTACCCTATTAAACGAAGAAGAAATAAATTCAGCTTCTTTTACAGGGGGTACTGATGCCGTTAATGCAACTGCTTTCACATTAGCTACTATAGCTAAGGGTGATATACAAAACAGTACAGGTTCATTAGATGCAAATGGAGTATTAGAAAGTGGAAGTAAAGATAATTTAAGAATTGAAATTTCTTCTCAAGATACTTCATCTGGCACATTTAACTTATTAGTTAGAAGGGGTAATGATTCAACAAGAGAAAAAGTTGTATTAGAACAGTACAACAATATTTCATTAGATCCCGAAGCTGATAATTACATTGAAAAGGCAATTGGTAACCAATATAAACAAATCGCCACAGATGACGCAGGAAACCCTTATATTCAGGTAGTTGGAGATTATCCAAATATTAGTAATTTAGTGTACGTGCAAAGTGTAGCAAGTACTACCCCAAGTTACTTAGATGCACAAGGTGCTATTTCAAATCAAAGCTTTACAGCATCTATACCTACGGTACAAAGTGAATCATTTAGCAGCGCAACAGGTGCTAATTTTGGAGACGATGCTAGATTTTATGATAATATAAACAGCACTAATACACAGGGTTTAAGCCCAAGTGACTACACACAATCACTTGCTATACTTGCTAATAAAGACCAGTACCTATACAATGTAATTACAATTCCTGGGGTAATAGACGGTTTAACGGGCCACGCTTCAGTTATTACAGATGTAATTACAAAGCAAGAAGAAAGAACAGACGCTATTACAGTAGTTGATCTTGCTTCATATAGCGAAAATAAAAACCAAGCAATTACCCGTGCCGGAGCTAGAAACTCATCATATGCAGCTACTTACTGGCCCTGGTTACAAACCAAAGATCCAGATACTGGTAAGTTAGTATGGGTTCCTGCTTCAACATTAATCCCTTCAGTATATGCCTTTAACGATAAGACAAGTGAGACGTGGTTCGCACCTGCTGGATTAAATAGAGGTAGTTTACCAACTGTAGTTCGTGCAAAACAGAACCTACAGAGAGCTGATAGAGATGTATTGTATAATGCTAATGTGAACCCAATCGCTACCTTCCCGAACACAGGAGTAGTAGTATTTGGACAGAAAACATTACAAAAAGCCGCAACTGCTCTTGATAGAATTAACGTAAGAAGATTGCTAATCTCAGTTAAGAGCTTTATTAGCCAAGTTTCTCAAAACTTAGTATTTGAGCAAAACAGCTTAGCTACTAGAAATAACTTCTTAACACAAGTTAATCCATTCTTAGAAAGCGTACAACAAAAACAAGGTTTATACGCCTTTAGAGTAGTAATGGATGAAACAAATAACACACCAGACGTTATTGATAGAAACCAGTTAGTGGGTCAATTGTTCTTACAACCAACCAAGACAGCAGAATTTATAATCCTAGACTTTAACATCTTACCAACAGGAGCCGAGTTCCCAGTCTGATAAAAATTAAAGTCTAACATATTTATAATAAACAAATAAAATGGCAGTATTAGATCCCAACGAAATATTCACAACAGCGTTTGAACCCAAACAAACAAACCGCTTTATCCTTTTAGTAGACGGTTTTCCATCGTATATAATCAAAGGAGTATCCGCGGTTGGCCTAGCCCAAGAAGTAGTAACTCTTAACCATATAAACATTTATAGAAAAGTAAAAGGTAGAACTACCTGGAACGATTTAACAATGACTTTATATGATCCAATTACTCCTTCCGGTGCTCAAGCCGTAATGGAGTGGGTAAGATTGCACCATGAATCAGTAACTGGTAGAAACGGTTACTCTGACTTCTACAAGAAGGACTTAACCATTAACATTTTGGGTCCTGTTGGTGATATAGTCAGTGAGTGGATAATTAAGGGTGCTCTAATAACTTCTGCCGAGTTTGGTGAGTACACATGGGATGGAACAGGTGAAGCTACTAACTTAACCTTAGGTGTTACCATGGATTACTGCGTATTGAACTTCTAATACTTTTTAAATACAAAAAATTAGGGCGCTTCGGCGCCCTTTTTTTATTTTGCTATATTTATAACAAAAGTTATTATAATGAGTGAAACATTAAAATTTCCAACTGAAATAGTTGAATTACCTTCTAAAGGTTTAATATACCCTGAAGATCACCCACTAAAAGAAGGTAAAGTTGAAATTAAGTATATGACCGCTAAAGAAGAGGATATACTTACCAACCAAAATTACATAGATAA